GCATCAGCCCGCACCGGGACAACCTCATCCGCCTGCTGGAGAACCTGCCGCAGTGGCGCGGCGTGCTGGCGGTGGACGAGTTCGGCAAGCGGATCGTCTGCCGCAAGGACAGCCCGCTCGGGCACGCGCCGGGCGAGGAATGGACGGCCGACGACGACGCGCAGCTGTCGCTGTGGTTCACGCAGCAGCCTCGGTTCATGTTCAAGGCCGGCCGGCACGATGTGTCGCTGCAGGTGGGGCAGTACATCCCGGGCGGCCTCGATGTGATCGCCGAGTCGGTGCGGGCGGCGGCGTGCAAGCACAAGTACCACCCGGTGCGCGAGTACCTCGAGACGCTGCAGTGGGACGGCAGCCCCCGGGTGGATGCGTGGACGTGGAACTACCTCGGCACGACCGAGACGCCGTACCACGCGCGCGCCGGCCGCTATTTCCTGATCAACATGGTGCGGCGCATCTACGAGCCGGGCTGCGTGATGCGCAGCGTGCCGGTGCTGGAGGGCGCGCAGAACATCGGCAAGAGCCGGGCACTGTCGGCGCTGGGCTCGCCGTGGTTTTCGGACACGATGTTCCGGGTCGGCGACAAGGATTCGTACCTGTCGATCCAGGGCGTGTGGGTCTACGAGATCTCCGAGTTGGACAGCTTCACCAAGGCCGAGGCGACGGCGGTCAAGGCGTTCATCAGCAGCACCGAGGACAACTTTCGCGCGCCCTACGAGCGGCGTAACGCAGTCCATCGGCGGCAGGTGGTCTTCGCGGCAACGACAAACGCGGCGGAGTACCTCAGCGACTGGAGCGGCAACAGCCGCTTCGTGCCGATCGCCTGCGGGCGGATCGAGCTGGACGACCTGGCGCGCGACCGCGACCAGCTGCTGGCCGAGGCCCTGGCGCTGTACCGCGCCGGCGAGCACGGCTATCCGACAGGGGCCGAGACCGTGTTGTTCGAGGCCGAGGTCGAGCGCCGCCTGGCGCCGCATCCGTGGATCGAGAAGCTGGAGAAGTACGTCGCCGACAACGTGGGATCGAGCGGCGTTTCGATTGTCGAACTGCTGGGCTCTGGCCTCGGCATCGACATGGCGCGCGTGAGCCCGAATGGGCTGGAAGCGCGAAAAGTGGGAAGCATCATGCAGATGCTTGGGTGGGTGAAAGCGCGACCGCGCACGGAAACGGGCCGTGCCTGGCGCTACTACCGGCCGCACGAGGCACCGCGGGCCGGACGTCCACCTTCAACCAAGGCCGAAAAACCGGCCGCCGACCCGGATTTGCCCGACTTTTAGGAAATGGTCCAAGTGGTCCAGGTGAAATCCACGCGCGCGCGCGCGCCTGCGCGCACACGCGAGAAAACAACCTAGACCACCTAGACCATTAAGGATCAGTAGGACCATAACGAAATGCTGAACATCAACATCACCACCGAGTTCGGCGACGTGCAGCGCATGATCGACGCCATGGGCAAGCAGGCGCGCTATGCCGCCGCCGTTGCCCTGACCAAGACGGCACAGAAGGCGCAGGATGACGTCAAGACCGAGATGCGCCGGGTGTTCGACCGGCCGACGCCGTACACGCTCAATGCGACCCGGCTGATCCCGGCGACCAAGGCCAACCTCGAGGCTCAGGTCTGGCTCAAGGACCGCTACGGCAAGGCGGCCACAAAAAACACGTCGTTCCTGTTTCCTGAAATCTTCGGCGGGCCGCGTGGTCGCAAGGGATTCGAGGGCCGACTATTGCGTTCAGGCTTGATCCGGTCGAATGAGTATTGCGTGCCAGCCATAGGCGCGCCGTTGGATGAGGCCGGCAACGTCTCGGCCGCCACGATCAGGAAGATCCTCAGCCAGCTCGGCGCCGCGAATGCCAGGGACAACAGCGGATACGACAGCAACGTCAAGAAAGGCAAGGCGCAAAGCGCGCAATCGAAGCGCAGGCAGGTGATTGCCGGCACGTTCTTCATCCCTGACCCGAAGAAGAGCACGCTGCCGAGAGGGATCTATCAGCGCAAGCGTCTTGGATCTGGCTGGGCCACGCGCATGGTCTTCAAGATCGTGGTCGGCGCGCCGCGCTACCAGGCGCGACTCAAGCTGTTCGAGATCGGCGAGCGCGCGGTGCGCAAGCACTTTCAGCGCGAGTTCACCGAAGCGTACCAGCGAGCGCTGGCCACAGCGCGCTGAAGGGGCAGCGGCTCAAATGATCGAAAAACACGCGCAAGTTATTGATTTCACGGGTCCTCCCGGCGACGGTCGGGCGTGGGTAATTCGAACCGCCTCTCCGCGCTAGTGGATTGATTTCTCAAGGGGTTTACTTCCGAAGTTGACATAACGCAGGGGGTTGACGTTGGCGGTGCAGTGGGTCAATGGGGCGAAGCTGGCGGACGAGCTGGGGATCACCCGGCAGGCCGTGCATAAGGCCGAAAAAAGCGGCCGGATCATGCGCGCCGCCAACGGGCTGTTCAACCTGGAGGCGGCCAAGATCCAGTACCGGATGAACACCGACCCGGAGCAGCAGATGCGATCGCTGCAGCAGCGGCCAGAAAAGCCGGTCGCCGAGCTGGTGGTCCCGGATCGCCCGATGGAGTTTGCTGGCGACGCCCAGGCGCTCGTCGCGGCCAAGGCCCGGAGGGAGGCCGCCGAGGCCGACCTGGCCGAGCTGGAGCTGGCCGAGAAGCGCGGCCAGATCATGTCCGTCGCGGACCACAAGCGGATCGTCTTCGCGCTGGCCCGGGCGGTGCGGGACGCGCTTCTGCAGGTTCCGTCACGCGCGGCCGCGCTGCTGGCGGCGGAGAGCGACCAGCGGGCGTGCCAGCGCATCGTCGAGGCGGAAATCCGCGCCGTGCTGCAGCAGCTGATGCAGGTGGAGCAGCCCGTGGAGGCCGGCGGTGCTGAGCTTCAGTGACGCCTGGGGCGCTGCGGTCGAGGCGTTCAGCGACGGCTTCTCGCCGCCGCAGGCGCTCACCGTCACGCAGTGGGCCGACCAGCACCGGATGCTAAGCAGCAAGGGTGCCGCCGAGCCGGGGCCGTACCGCAGCGACCGCACGCCGTACCTGCGGCTGCCGATGGAACTGTTGAGCGAGTCGAGTGAGGTCGAGCAGGTGGTGCTGATGTTCGGCGCGCAGGTCGGCAAGTCAGAGTCGGGCAACAACTGGCTCGGCTACATCATCGACATCTGCCCGGGCCCGGTGATGGCGGTGCAGCCGACCACCGACACCGCCAAGCGCTACTCGCGGCAGCGCATCACGCCGATGATCGAGGAGACGCCGCGGCTGCGCACCAAGGTGCGAGAGAACCGCAGCCGCGACGACGCCAACACCACGCTGGCCAAGGACTTTCCGGCCGGCACGCTGGTGATCGCCGGCGCCAACTCTGCCGCCGGCCTGCGGTCGATGCCGGTGCGGTTCCTGTTCCTCGATGAGATTGACGCCTACCCGCTCGACGTCGACGGCGAGGGCGACCCGATTGCGCTGGCCGAGCGGCGAACGGCCACCTTCGCGCGCCGCAAGGTCCTGAAGACCAGCACGCCGACGACCCGGGGCTTCTCGCGGATCGAGCAGGCGTTCGACGCCGGCGACCGCTGCCGGTACTGGGTGCCGTGCCCGCACTGCGGCGAGCACCAGGTGCTGCGCTGGGCGCAGCTGCAGTGGACGCGAGACGATGTCGGCGCGCCGATCCCTGGCACGGTCGCCTACGCCTGCGTGCACTGCGCGGCGCTGATCCAGGAGCACCACAAGCCGGCCATGCTCGCGGCGGGCGAGTGGCGCGGCGAGCGCGAGCGCGGCCAGGTGGCCAGCTTCCACCTGCCGGCGCTGTACTCGCCGCTCGGCTGGTACTCGTGGGAGCAGGCCGTAGCCGAGTTCTATGAGGCCAACGAGGCGGCCAAGGCCGGTGATGTGTCCAAGCTCAAGGTCTGGACCAACACCGTGCTGGCCGAGACCTGGGAGGAGCAGGGCGACAAGGTCTCGGAGAACGACCTGGCCCAGCGGGCGCGGCCGATCGACCGGCGAGGCGTCATCGCCGATTGCTCTGTTCTCACTTGTGGCGTGGACGTGCAGGGCGACCGCCTGGAGGCCTTCGTGTGGGGCTGGGGCCGCGGCGAGACGTCGCAGCTGGTCGAGCACGAAATCTTCTACGGGTCGCCCGCAGAGGGCGCTGTATGGACCGCGTTGGATGCACTGCTGGAGACGCAGTTCGCGCACGCCTCCGGCGCCAGGCTGTTGATCGACTGCACGGCGATCGACTCCGGTGGTCATCACACGCAGGAGGTCTACCACTACGCGCGCACGCGCGGATGGAAAAGGGTCATCGCCATCAAGGGCGCCAGCGAGTCCGGCAAGCCGGTGCTGGGCAAGCCGCGAGACATCGACGTCAGCTTCCGCGGCAGCAAGATCCGCGGCGGAGTCAAGCTGTGGCCGGTCGGCTCTGACACCGGCAAGGCGACGATCTACGGCCGCCTGCGCGTCATCGAGCCGGGCCCCGGCTACGTTCACATCGGGCAGTGGGTACCGCGCGACGTGCTCGAGCAGCTCACCGCCGAGCGCCTGGTCACGAAGTACCACAAGGGCCGCCCGCGCCTGGAGTGGATGAAGCCTGCAGGCCGGCGCAACGAAGCGCTCGACTGCGCCGTCTACGCCCTGGCCGCCGCGCACTGGCTGGGCGTGCCGCGCTGGCGCGAACCCGACTGGCAGAAGGCGGACGGCCGGATCCGCCAGGCCGACCTTCTGGCGCCGCCTGCAGAAGAGACCGCCGCTCAGGTTGACCGGGTCGACGCTCAGCCGCCCGCCGCGCGGACAGAATCCGCGCCTCGCCGTGTCCGTGGCAGCTTCATCAGCCGCTGGAGATCCAGTTGATCATCCGCACCATCCGCGTCAAGCCGCATCGCCTGGCCGCGCCGGCGCCGGCGATGACCGAGCAGCGGCTCGCCGAGCGCGAAGTCGACCGCGGCCTGCCGCCGCCGGTGGCCGATATGTGCGCCGAGTGGGGGCGCTGGGTCGCCACTCGGCGGATCGCCGCGCCGAGGCCGCTGGGCAGCGTGCTGGGCCGACTGCGCACGGCCGTGGCTACCGGGGGCAGCGACGGGCCCTACCTGCGACTGGACGCCGACCTGGCGGCGTTTAATGCCGCCCTGCAGATGCAGACCGAGCAGGCCAGGGCGGTCATGTACGGCCTTTACGCCCTGCCGGTCATCGCGCATCAGCGAGTGCCGGTCAAGCGCCTGGCCGAGGCGCTGCACATCAGCCGGCAGCACGTCTACCGAATCAGGAACGACGCCGCTACGCGCGCCTTCTCGCTGCGCCACGCGGTGCTCGATGCTCAGCGACAGATGGTCGAAAGCGCACGCGCGCACGATGCTGGCGCCGATTGAAAGTGTCGCCTGTAAAGGTGACAACAAATCGCTTCCGTCGAGGCGACACTTTGCCCGAAAATACGCCCTGAATCTGCTACCTGGCGCAAGTGCCGGCAGCGCCTGAATTGCCAGCGTCTCCTAGGCCCGAAAGGCCACCTCGCCCGCCTCGCGCGGGCTTTTTTTTTGCCTGGATGGAGGCCTACATGGCCGTCCAACTCTCACATCGTGCAGGAGCGCACATGAAACTCGGAACTCAAGTCAGAAAGGTCGTGCCCGACATCGAGGGCACCGTCGTCGGCGCGCGCTGGAACGAAGCCGACGGCAAGCTGCAGGTGCGCGTCGCCTGCGATCTCGACGGCATGCCACACGAACGATGGTTCGACGCCGACGAGCTCGAAGTCACCGCCACCCCGGAGGGCTGAGCCATGCACAACGCCCACAGCAGCAAGGCCGGCGAGCAGGTCGGCGCCGAACTCGTCCGCCAGGCCGGCGTCGGCGAAGCCAGCGCCGCCCCGCGGTTCACCTTCAGCTGGTCCTGCTACGGCCCGACCGAGGAAGACGCGCCGGCGCTCGAAGCCCTGCGGCAGGAGTTCCTCGCCGCCGTGCGTGACGAGCGCCAGGCCGACGCCGCCCGCCTGCAGGCCGAGTTCGAGGCCTTCCCGCGGCCGGTCCTCAAGTGGACCGACGTCAGCCACAACACCGTCACCACGCAGGGCAAGAACGACCTGCTCGACAAGTATTTCGCCGGCGCGACCTACACCGCCGCGTGGTACCTGGGCCTGGTGTCGTCGGTCAGCTTCTCGGCTTACGCCGCCGGCGACACCGCCGCGCAGATCAACGGATCGAACGGCTGGAAGGAAGCGGCCGGCACCAACGCGCCGAACTACAGCGCCGCCAACCGGCCGGCGATCAACTGGTCTTCGGCCAGCGGTGGCAGCAAGGCCTCGTCGAGCGCGGTGAGCTTCACCTTCAACGCCAGCGGCACCGTGAAGGGCGGTTTCATCGTCAGCAACAACACCAAGG